GAGACAGCCATCCTCGCGGCTCTCATCCTCGACGAATTATACAACCTGATGGCCGATCCGAGGGAGGGCGAGGACGTCCTCATGCACCCGGAATCACCCCCAATCCGGGCTATCGCCAGGGGGAGGCTACGTGCCTCAATAAAGAAGGCCGGGATTTTAGACGCAGAGGACGGAAATGGCAACGAAACCGAACGGCAAAGGGACGTGAAAGCGAACAACCAAAGGATACAAAGGGCGATTACCATGCTGAAAAGACAGGAAAAAATCATATGCGACGATGTCTGGGTCGGACTGCGGTGAACCGGCCTCAATAATTGGCCTCATTCTTGAGGCCTCTTTAATGAGGCCAAGGCAGCCCGGTTCGGCTTCGGCCTCACTAAATCCCCCCCCCCCTAAAGGGGGGGGATTATTGAGGCCAAACCGGGTGCCGCCGTCGTGAAGCGTAACGAACGCCGCAACCAGCGTAACGAACTACCGCAACCAGGAGTTGAAGAAGTGCCAGACCTTCCTGCTGTCATCGCCGACCGGATCAAACTTTCCGTGGCGGACGAAACGCGTCTCCATGTCGAGTGCCTCGCATACGATCACGGAAGGCGCGACGCACTACGCCAACAACTCAAGGCGCTGGTCGAGCAGGCCGCCGCGCAGGCGAAGCGGTCGGCAAAAACAGCCGACGGGCCACTCGCGGCCAACTACGACCGCGAACTGTGCGACCGCGACCGCGAGGTGTGGCGGGCACTGCAAGCCGCGCTCCACCGATGACCGACAAGGACCAACCGACGCGGCGACTGATCCGTGCCGCCCTCGCCGAGGGACGGAAAGAAACAGACCGCCTCAAAGCACAAGGCCTGCCCGCCGAGGCAATCATGCGGATCTGGGAAAAGCGCGCGGGCATCAAATGGGATGAAGCAAGCCAATCCCATCTCCCCGACCCATGATCCTGCTCTACGCACTCCAGGTCGCCGTCGTGATCACCCTCGCGGCAGCCGGCATCGCACTCGCGGCGGCACGCCTCATCCAGCGCGGCGGCGGCAATGATTGACCCGATCCCATGGGACTGGCAGGTTCTGCCTGTCATGACACGGTGAATTCTCCGGGCCGTGCCCGTCCGGCAAGCCAGATGCCGGATGTGGTCAGAGGGGTTGGCTTCGGAGTCCCTCGATGACGTTACGGACGGTCGTGCTGACCGTCGCGCACATTTTGAACGACCCGCCAATCGCTGGGCGCCGGGTGCAGCTCGTGCCATTCCCACGCGGATACCAGCCACCGCGCCAGCGGGAGGGGCACCACAGCGGTTCCACGCGACCAGCGGGTGGGGAGGCCGCTGTCGCACCGCAGACGCCGCGCAAGCTCACGATGCGACCACCCCAATACTCGCAAGGCCTCTTCGAATTCCTTCGGGGTCATAGCCCAGCGTCCCGCTTCTCCAGCCGGTCCAGCCGATCCTCAATGCTGCTGATCCGTCGACCCAGTACGATCGCGTCCTCCAGCAGAAACGACTTGGTGTTCCGAAGGTCGGTGTTCAGCGAACCCATCGTGTCGATGACCCGTTCAAACTGGTCGTTCATACGGCTCATCAACGCATCAAATCGCCCGTTCATGTGCGCCTCGAGCGTGGCGAACGCGGCTCGCGTCTCGTCGTCCATCACCGCGTGGCCTCCAGCAGCCGCCGGGCGGCCACCTGACGCTGTGGCGGCATGTCCTTGAGCAAAGAGCGGGGAATGTCCGTCGTCTCGCCACGCGCCAACTGAACGGCCGCACGGGCCATGTCACCGGCCGCGAGCAGCCCAGCGAGTATTTCCGCCTCGGCCGGCGTCTCGTCCAACCATTCACAACGGACCTCGTCCAACCGATACGCCGCCGCCAGTAGCGCGGAGACGGTCATGTCGAGGCGCAACCGCAACGCAGCGTTCAACGTCAGCAACTCCTCGCGGGTCGGCTCAGTGGTGTCGGGATCGTCAATGCTGGTCATCGCTCAACCCTCCATCGCGCCGCTGACCGTGGCGTTCATCCCCAGCAACCCGAACGCCTCGCGGTTGGCCGCGACCGTTTCCTTGTCGCCCGCCGCGTAAGCCGCCGAGATCGTCTCGCAAACCTCGGCTGCCTTCAGAACGTCGCCCGTGATGTGGTCCATGCGGCCGGGTGCCCGCGCTTCCTGACGATCCGCGAACGCCCGCAAATTCGCGGCGAAGCGAGCATAATTCGCCGCGCGGGCAATGGCGCGCTGTTCAATGGTCATCTCGGATGTAATCGGCTGGTGGCTGCTCATGTCCGTGTCTCCTGGTTGATGAAGACACCATACAGCGCGATATGCGGACAGCCAATGACATTTTGCGGACAGGCGCGATTTATTCCGCGGCTCTTGACCAATGGTGAAAATCCGGACACATTTCCAGGCCAATCCGGGGCCACCGCCATGAAACGCACGCTCGCCGCAGCCATCGCCGTCGTCGCCGGAGCGGGGTTCTTCGGCCACTTCGCTACTCCCGCCCACGCCACATTGATCACCTCCTTCGCTCAGGAGAGCGGGTCCAACACCGTCACCGCCACCGACAACGGCATCACGACGAACATCTCCATCGCGGCCGGAACCCTCGTCACCCTCGGCGGCGGCCTGTTCAATGTCGCCGGCGCGAGTTTTCAGCTCGCCGCGACATCGATCGACGCCGCCGTGCTGTTCGGTAATCAAATAATCCAGCACTACTCAGGCACGTTCTGCATCTCTTCGGTGGCGGGCTGCGGCGGAAACTTCCTCTCCGGCACGTTCACGGACGCGGCTTTCGGTGCCAATGGTGGACCCGGCCTGACAGTCCAGGTCTCCAACCCGCCCGAACAGCTGGTTCTGGCGAGCAACATCATCCCGGCGAGCCAGTTGCTGGCGCCGTCGAGCTTCAACCTGACCTTTGTCGACCTCGCCGCGCTGACCATCGACGGCGCAACCATCGGCGCGTTCACAGCATCCTTCACGGGCGACGTGTCCGCCTCGGCCACCCCAGAGCCAGCCGCCCTGGCCATCCTCGGCGTCGCACTGGCCGCCCTGGGCTATGTCACCGCCACCCGCCGGCCACGCCGCACAGACCCCTCGGAAGCCGCCGCATGAGCCTCTGTCCCCGGGCGCCTCTTGCATCCGCCGCTGCGTCAGGCGATACTGCGTAACTCAGCTACACAGATTCCCCCCTATCCACCGCCGGGTTCGCCTCCGGCGGTTTTTTTTGTACGCGCCGCCTGACCAAATCAGGCCGTTTCTTGACATTTCCGCCGCGCCATGTGGTAACCGGATACCACACGGCCTGGTTGCAGGCGTGTAACAGGGTTTTCAGGGGTCGTCCGTGATATCAAGGTCCGGCCACGCAAATGGTACGTCATTCAAGCCAGGACAGTCCGGTAATCCCAGCGGACGACGGAAGATCCCCACTGACGTTATCGAAATGGCTCGGGCGCACACGCCAGTAGCGATTGGCAGGCTGGCGAGCATCGTTTGTGATGACAAAGCGCCTCCAGCCGCCCAGGTCGCCGCCGCCGTGGTGTTACTCGAACGTGCCTGGGGCAAGCCCGTGCAGCCGATCGACGCCGACGTGAACATGCGCGCGAGCTACGTCATCCGTGCGCCCTCGGCCACAGCATCAGTGCAGGAATGGCTCCGCCAATACGCGCCGGCCGGCATGGTCGAGCCCGTCATGGTGACGGACGATAATGGAAACACCTGATGCGGATGGCTTGTTGACCGCATGGTCCCCGCAGCCGGGACCACAGGCCGCGTTCGTCGATTGCGCGGTGTTCGAGTGCTTCTTCGGTGGCGCACGCGGCGGCGGCAAGACCGAGGCCGTTATTGGCGAGTGGGCGATCCATGCCGCGCAGTATGGGGTCGACGCCATCGGTCTGATGATCCGCCGCACTCGCGTTGAACTCGATGAAACATTCGAGCGAGCCAAATCGATCTATACCAAGATCGGCGTTCACGCGACCTACAATCCTCGACGTTTCATATTCCCGAACGGCGCGCGCATTACTTACGCTTACCTGGAGCGGGATGCTGACGCGGAGACATACCAGGGGTGGAGTTGCACGCGTGTGTATGTCGAGGAGGCGGGCAATTTTCCCTCACCCGCGCCGATCCTGAAGCTGATGGCGACATTACGCAGCGGCGCTGGCGTGCCGGTTGGCATGCGTCTCACTGGCAACCCAGGCGGGTCAGGACACCAGTGGTTGCGCTCGCGCTACATCGACCCGGCGCCGTTGGGCTGGCGCGTGTTGCGTGACGATACGGGATTGGAGCGGATCTACATCCCCTCGCGGGTCGCCGATAACGCATACCTCGGCCCCGACTATGTGCAGCGGCTCCAGGCGTCGGGCTCGCCGGAACTGGTCCGCGCGTGGTTGTTTGGTGATTGGTCAGTCGTTTCGGGAGCGTTCTTTTCCGAGTTCAGCGCCGATCGGCACATAATCACGCCTCGATCTCTCCCCGACCACTGGGCGCGGTTTCGCAGCTTCGACTGGGGCAGCGCGCGGCCGTTCGCCGTGCATTGGTTTGCCGTGAGCGACGGGTCCATTCCCGACATCGCGCGCGGCTGCCTCGTTTGCTATCGGGAATGGTACGGCATGAAGCCTGGAGAGCCGAACGTCGGGCTGCGTATGACGGCGGAGCAGGTCGCCGAGGGCATTCGCGACCGCGAGCGCGACGATCCGAAGCCGGCCAGCGGCATGATGGTGGGCGTGGCCGATCCGGCGATATACAGCGAGGATGGCGGCCCCTCGATCGCCGCGCGCATGACGCAGGCGGCCCGTATCGTGTTCCGCCCAGCAGACAACAAGAGGGTGCCGCGGCTGGGCGCGATAGGCGGCTGGGATCAGGTCAGGGCGCGACTGGTCGGTGACGGCGATGGCAACCCGATGGTGGTGTTCTTCTCGACGTGCAAAGACCTGATCAGAACCGTTCCGGCATTGCAGCATGATCCGATCCGAGCGGAAGACGTTGACACAAGTTCTGAAGATCACGCGGCTGATTCGTTACGGTATAGTTGTATGTCACGTCCTTACGTTCGCGACATGGAACGGCCGAAGCCACGCGACAGTTGGGACGCGGCGTTCAATCGCGACGCGGAAGAACTGCGCGACTGGAGGGTGGCGTGATGATCGAGCAACGCGGGCTGACCGAAGCCGACCGGGAAAAGATCGAGGCGCTGATCCGGGTCGCCACGGCGCGGCATCGTATCGCGATGAACGAACATCTGGCCGAGCTGCAGCCCATTGAGGCGATGGCCGTGCTGGGTGATCTGATGAACTCTACCCTGGACCGTTTTCCGTCACCGCCCACGCGACGCGTTACCTTCAAGGCATGGGTGGCGGCGTTTCTCGAAGATGGGGCGATGGATAATGACTGACATTCGCACACTGAGCGGAGCGGAGTTCCAACGCGAGGTCGGCACTGACGTGGACAAGTGGGCCGACGCGGCGATGATCGCAGCCGAGGATCTCGGCTTCACGGTTGAGCGGGAGTGGCTGCGCTCGCTGTTGGCTGATGCGATGGAGGCGGCGAGCAAGAACTCGATCCGTGAAGTGATCAGACCGACATGAGCCAGTCGCTCTACCCCGACCCGCCAACGGCACCGGAGGATGTCACCGTGCTTTCGGTCAAGCGTGCGATCGAGAAGCAACTCGACGCACTCCTGCACGCCGACCTGTTCCCGCCGCCGGCGCCAGACCGGAAACTCGTCCAGCGAGCCCATACTCTGGTCAACTGCCTACTGACGTTTTTGGACGGGGCCGTCACGTCGGATGCGTTGTCCGTGATGGAGTTCCAACGCCTCATGGAGATTACGATGCGGGGTGTGGTGAGGCAGCAGGGGCGTAAGAACCTCGCGCCGTATTTGCGAAAACTCGCCGGCGAAGTGGAACGATCCGACGCCGAGAACGCCAAGGCAGACAGCGCTCGAACGCGGCGCGTCAAGGGCAGCGGATAATGTCCCAATCCCTCTATCCCGACCCGCCGACCGCCCCGGAGGCCGCCGAGTCGTCGCGTCCGAAGGGTGGGCCGGGGATCGCGGACGACCGCTACCCGCGCGACCTGGACGACCTGCACGCGCGACAGGTCCAGTGGTTCGAGGACAGCGAGATGGCAACGGCGGATGGCCGCCGTATGTCGCAACGCGATCGCGATTACAAGGACGGCTACCAGTGGAGCGCGGCGGAAAAGGAGGCGCTGAAGGCGCGCGGCCAGCCGGAAATCACCATCAATAAGATCGCTGATAAAGTCGAACTGATGTGCGGCCTCGAGCGCAAGTCGAGGACCGACCCAAAAGCATTCGCCCGCAACCCGACCGACGAGGACAAGGCGAACGCCGCGACGCAGGGGCTTCGCTACATCTCCGACGACAACAACTTTCCGCTGATCCGCTCGGACGTTTACGAAAGCCTGATGGTCGAGGGCGCGGGCGGCGCTGATCTGGCGCTGGAGGACGACGGGCGGGGTGGTGCGGACATCAGGATTACGCAGGTGCCGTTCGATCGCCTGTTCTGGGACCCTCATAGCAGACGACTGGACTTTAGCGACGCGCGCTACAAAGGCATCGTTATCTGGATGGATCGCGACCAGGCATACGAAACGTGGCCTGACGCGGAAGACCTCATTTCCGATACGTTCGCGACGCAGACCGGATCCTACTCCGACCGGCCGCACGACATCGTCTGGTGCGACAGTAAGCGCGAGCGCGTCCGCATCGTGCAGATGCACTGGCAAGAGAAAAACGAATGGTGGGTCTCCACCTTGACCCGCGTCGGCTTCCTGGCTGAACCGATGAAATCACCGTTCCTGGACGGTAAGGCCCGATCGACGGCCGGCCTCATCATGGCGTCCGCGCACGTCGATCGTGAGAATAACCGTTACGGTATGGTTCGCAACCTGATTTCCGTGCAAGACGAGATCAATAAACGACGCAGTAAGGCGCTGCATCTTCTGAGCGTGCGGCAGGTCATAGCGGAAGATGGCGCGGTCGCGGACCAGGACCACGCACGGCGGGAAGTGGCGAAACCGGACGGTTACATCTCCATCAACCCCGGCATGAAGTTCGAGATACAGGAAGGCGGCGAACTCGCTCAGGGCCAGTTTAAGCTGCTGGAGCACGCGACGGCGGAAATGCAGGCGTCGGGGCCGAACGCGGCGATGAGCGGCACCGATCCCCGCGAGTTGTCGGGCCGGGCCATCCTCGCGCAGCAGGCGGGTGGTGCCGCGACCCACGAGCCGATCGCCGATACGCTGCGGATGTGGTCGCGGACGGTCTACGAGGTCGCCTGGATGGCCGCGCGGCAGTACTGGACAGCGGGCCGTTTTGTTCACGTAACCGATGATCTTGGCTCAACGAAATATGTCGGCATCAACCAGCCGGTGCGGCTCATGGACGAACTGGCGGCGATGCCCGAGCAGCAACGCGCCGCCGCGATGCAGCAAATGCAGATCGTGCCGGGCGATCCACGGTTGCAACAGGTAATACGGATCGACAACGATATAACGGACATGGATATCGACATAACGATCGAAGAGGGCATCGACGTTCCGAGCATCCAGGCGGAGCAGTTCCAGGTTTTGATACAACTGGCCGGCACGCAGCCGGGTTTGATCCCGCCTGAGATCCTGATCGCGGCGAGCAATTTGCGGAACAAGGATCAACTTCTGGAGATGCTGAA